CCCATGATGTTGAGATAAAGAAGACCGGCACAGATAGCCAGCACGATGAAATAAAAGATGAAGATTAGTTGCATTTCACTCTCCTATGAAATAACAATTAAAGGTTCTGGCTGGGACATCCACGAAGTATCGGTTCTCGCACATGCTCGTTGCTTGCACCGTACTCTTGAACTCGTCCCATCCGGTCACGTAGTAGGTCTTACCGCGTATGTCTACAACGATGTCACCTACTTCTAACTGCTCGGTCTTGCCGTTGAGATACTTCCTCATTAACTTCATTGGCATCATACGAACCTCTCTTTCTTTGATGTCTTGCTCTGTCCACAAACTCATGGCCTACCGTCACTTCCTACCCATCCATCACGCACGGGGTCAGGCATCTCCACATAGTGTGCGTTCATTACTTGTTTAACCTCGTAGGAGTTATCGTTCTCAGCCATACGGTTCTTGTCTGCATACGCCCGTGCTTCTTCAGCAGAGTCAAAGAACCCGTAAACATCTACGGGGTTGAATGGGAAGTAGTTAAGCACTATCCACTTGCCCGTCTCTTCGCCCATCAGTTCATCATTCATCTTGCACCTCCGTTAATGTAATCAGCGATAGTCCACACGGGTTTCTGCTTGCCATCGAACCCGAACGCCTTCCACCCGTAGTGACTGAGTGGTGTACACCGCAACAACTGCGCTTTGGTGTTGTCCCACATGGCATCAAGTAACTTCCATCGCCAATGCTTGCGTACACGCTGTTCATGATCTTGTGCCCATGTCCACGGCTGTGGTCGTTTCTGCATAGCCACTCTTTTTGGTTTAAAGCGGCGTTCTAAAACTTTTAGTTGTCTGTCCAACATCCTCGTCCCGTAGTCATCATTCATCTCACGATCCCTCCTTTGTTGTTGATACCCACCAAGTCTTCACGATTAAATGCAGGGAAGTAGTGACCCTTGTGCATCGGCACGACAGTGAACTGCACCATCCGCGCACTCTTCTCCCCACATGCCATGCACATGACCGGCTTGTCCTCTGCCACAAGCCACGCGGCACGGCGACTATCTACGTCTTCACCACAGTGTGAACAGCTATTCATCGTCCTTCTCCTTGTCGAAACAATCGTACGAGACACCTAGATACGCACTTCTTCGCACATCCAATATCTCCCACATCTCAAAGTAAGTCTTGGCCTCTTCGTCTACTTCTATATCTTCGTACTCCTCGCCGATACGCACGAACTTGTAGTTGCCGGTGCTGTACTCATTGGCTTTCTTTAAAACTTCCTGATGCCATGCGACATCTATAAATGAGTCGTACCACTTGACATCCTCCACTTCAAACAACATAAGCAGTGCTGAATCAGACCACTTGATGAGTCTGTCTTCGTTTACATATGTGTGAGTACGCATTACGTTTTTAGGCGTAGAGGGGTCTGGTTTAGTGATGACATGTTTGTTCTTCACCCAGTCCTGAAACGCTATGTAGTCGGCAAACGCTTTCTCGGGCTGGTCGTTGTGGAAGAACTTCACGACATAGGCCACATCTGATCTGTATCCCATCTTTAGTCCCTCCAGAGCTGACCAATGAGTAAACCATCTTCAAAGATATCGTAAAGAAACGCCTTTGTACGCTTGAACGACAAACCACTTTTGCGTTGATGGGGTGGCAGTTGCTTGGGTGGTGGGGTGACTGCGTGTTTACGCTTGAGTTGCACACGGTCGGCTTTTGACTGGATGTTGCGGTGTTTCATGGTGATACCTCCTAGGTTGGGTGTTGATGCAGAGCGCATCAAGGGGGGCACATCGCTATGCCCCCGAAGTTGAACTCTGATGATGTCGTAGAGATACGCTTTTTGTTCCCAGCTATTTATGCTGTCACCTGTAGGTGAAAGGTTAGGAACTGAGTCAGGGCCAGATTGCCAGTCTGGTTGTGCAGCGCCGCCTCTCATGGGGCGACCTTGGTCTTGGCTGCTCTGACTCTTACATGCCGGTACTGCTCGGTAACTATTTGCTTTTGCACTGCTTGGCTTTTTGTCGTGTGGACGGGCATACAGGGACTACCCTGTGATGGCATTGCGGCTCGTACTGCTCCGTCTTGTGATGCCTGACTTGGTATGGGGTTGCTGTCCCCGCTCCGTAACGGCACAGGTCAGAGGTGTGCAAATAGCGTTTCACCCCACTGTGAAATGGGAATGAAACCCTACGCCTACGGCACGCTGGCGTAAAAGACGCCAGACACTAGATTGTTAAAGAACGAGTCAGCAGGGTGTGAACTGCTAATCAAGAAACTACAAACAACGCCCTGCCGAAATCGTATTATATCACATATTATGTAATAGCGCAAGGCCTTTATCTGACTATTTAATTCGTGGGGCCAGGGTGTTCCGGGTGTTCCAGGCGTGTTCCAGTAAAGTGGAACAAGAAAAGTGTAGGGAGTATAGGGAATCGGGCTTTGTAAGTTGTTGAATAATAATAAATAAATATATATATATAGAGAGAGAGAAGAGAAAAAAAGTGAAATGTTCCAGTGTTCCAGCAAAAAAAGGGTAGTTTTCCTTTTGGGAGTTTTTTTGTGTTTGCGAATTTTGCATCGCTCGGCTTTCCTCTCTTTTGCATTTTTTCTTCCAAAAGTCCTCTCTTCTCCAAAAACACTGGAACATTGGAACAAGGGGGGTTAAGTCTATGATTGCAAAGGGAAAAGGGCGTTCCAGTTTAGTGGAACAAACCGGTACATTTTGTTCCAGTCGTGTTCCAGCGAGGCTAAATTAGTGTTCAGGGTGCCGTGAATCGCTAAATAGTGGTCTTGCCTCTTGACAACCAGGCCAAAAAAGATTACGCTGTGGCTCACAGCGTAACCCAGACCAAGCGCGTTCCACCACGCGCGCGCACAGAATAAGAACTGGCTTCAATCGCCCCGCCAAACTTTCGTCTGGCGGGGCGGGTTACTACTTCACCGCAAAGAAGGCCTTGATCTGGCGATCAAGTAGAGCAAGGTCTGCCGTGGCATCCCCTCTGGCCTTGGCGTTTTTGCAACGGGTCTTGATCTCGTCCATCTCTGAGATGACCCAGACTGCAAAGTCTGCCGTTGCCGCGCGGGTGCGCTCGGTCGGGTCAATCAATTGCTTGATCGCCTTGCGTATAGCGCCCAGCACATTGCCCTTGTACTTATTGAAGGCAGTGCGCCATTTGCTATGGATACCATGCAACAGAGGATCAGTGTTTTTCATCTGACCATGTTGCTGTTGACTGTAGGCCATGACTGAGAAGATGTTGACTTCTACCTTCTCGCCCTTCTCTGCTACCTTACCCTTGCACAAGACTAGGTTGCCGTCTACGCGCAGGTAAGTCTGGGCAGGGTGTCTCTCAGAATATCTGAGCATGATCCCATCCACGATTTCCGCCATTACATCATCAGGCGGGCTGTCCAAGAATGTCGGGCAGTTGTCGAAGATGAACTTGGCAGAGTCTGCCACAGTGTCACCGGCCTTTGCCGCGTTATAAGACGCGTCTTTGTATGACTTAATAGTCATGGTAATGCCTCCTAAAAAACCAGAATCCGTCTGGCGCGGTGATTATGTTGTATGACATTCTTAGACGATTGTCTAGACTTTCAGGGTATCGTGAATCGTTAAATAACGCGCTTGCCCACCCACGCGCGCGCACAAACACAGAACTGGTTTCAAAACGCTGGGCGCAAAAAAAGGCGCACCAGCCAGACCGAAGCCTGACTGGTGCGCCGAAGGTTACTTCGTCGTTTCCTGATACTTAGTGATCACGCCTTTGAAAGCCGCGATTGCATCGTCGATTACTTTGATAGGCAAGGCGGTATCGTCTTTACCTACTGACGAAGCATTTATCGCGCGCTGACGAATCGTCGCGAGTATCGACTTATTCGGGTCTTTTTTCGGACCCGTCAAAAGCCATTCGATAAACGCTACCGATTCCCGTGTCGCGGTAATCCCGTTATCGGCTTTGTAAATCCTAGCCGCATCGCGTTTCAGATCTTTGACCCGGTTCGATACATACTTATTAACTTTGTTTCGTATCTCCCCGAGAATCTGATGCTTGCCCGGTTCCTCATTCTTCAGCGCACCAAAGGCTTGCTGAGTGTAGGCAAACGCGGTAAACGCACTAGCGATAAACCGTTCGGCTTTCGCTGGCGGCTTCGCTAGATCTGATTCTTTGACCCATTGGTTATCAACCGCGACATAAGTAACCTCAGGGTTTAACTCACTAAACCGCAAAACATAGCCTTCGCGCAATTCGGTTTTTTGTTCCTCATCAAAAGGATCATCAACCGAACCCAGACCGGGAATCAACCGCATCAAGCCGCGTGTTACCGTTTCCGATACCCCGGATACTTTGGCTTGCTGATAGCCGCCGTCGCGAATCGTCGCGATATTGGTGCTGATGGTAATCGTATCAAGTGTAGAAGATACGGCGGCGGATACTTCGTTTACTGCGGGCTTTGATTTAGCCATGATGTTAAAACTCCAAAAAACCCCGTTTAACCCCGGTACGGGGTGAACCGTATCGACTAAACCATTAGTCGATGGTTTCTTATATGATGTTCCTAGGGAATTGTCTAGGGTTTCAGGGTACGCTGAAACGCTAATTAGTCACGCGCACACACCGCGCGCGCCCACGGACACATAACTGGTATCAAAGGGGCCGAAGCCCCAATGACTAACCCCAAACCCCAATCCTTACAGGGTCTGGATACCACATGACCGAGAGGTCATTACGCCTAACATCAGCAACATTGGCCTCTACGAAGGCACACGCTAGTTTGTGTGCATCGTTATAGGTGACGCTATGCCGCGTGAACAGGGTAACCATGCGACTACCCTTTGTAAAAACATTCTCCTCGTCACCCGTCACCGAAGGATCAAGGACCTCAATCTTCACTACTAATTTGCCATATGCACTCATGACGCTCTCCTAAGAAAAAGGGGCCGAAGCCCCGTGGTTAAATTAACTTCATAATTTGTCGTTTGTAACGCTCTTGCTCTCTCCTGATATTCCATATCTTCTGCTGAGTGAGCATACGGATTTCTAATATCATCCGTCCTTCCGGTTTGTTTCTTATTGATGCTACTTCTCGTGTCGTTAGACTCATCGCGTACCGGATTATGTCCAGTTCAGGAAATAGTTCTAACTGTCTCATTGCTGTTTCTCCTCTTCTAAGTTAACCAACGAATACCAATCAATCGTGTACTGCTCATGTTTAGCCTGCTCTAGTTCCTCGGGGAATAGATCTAACTGAATAAAGCCCGTGTACTTGTACTGGATCAATTGGTCCATAGTCATTACTGTCTGAGACATGATGCTCTCCTGAAAGAATGGGGGCCGAAGCCCCCGTGGTTAACCCTGCATACGCATGAGGATCGCTGATACCGCTAACGCTACGAAGGTAATGCCGATGTATCCAAACAGTAGCGTGAAGAGTATGCGACCGATGATCTTCTCGACCATGATTGCCTCCAATGAATACCGGAAGATACCGGCATGAGTTTGTTATATGACAGCCTAGGGTATAAGTAAATGGTTTCAGGGTAACCCCACCTACCCCCTACCCCCCAGACCGCCCAGATGGGACCCGCCGCCCCCAATACCCCATGATTTACACAAATCGCGCCACATTTTTCAAAACTTTTTCCGCCAAGACGTACTTAACTCTCTTTTTTCCGTCAAGACGTACCTAACTTTCCCCTACAAAATCATATAGTTACAGCAACTCCGTACCTCTTCAGACATAAAAATTTCAAAAGCCGGCTTCTGAAAAACGGCATTAAGTACCTTTAAATTCGCTATCAAACCCGCGTGGCTAAGCCAATCTCCGTACCTCTTCAGAACTCTGTACGTTGCCAAACGCAATACTTTCAGGGTACGCTTCTCTCGGGGGTAGGTAGTCGGCGCGGCGACTCTAAATAGCCCGTAACCTTTGGCTGAAGGTGCAAATGAATCCTACCCCCCTTACCCTACTAAATTAGTCAAGTACGAGTTGATACCTCTCTGTACAAACACCCCCCTTGTGTTTTTTGGTTCCATGGTGTATTTTCGGGACCCATGTCTACTTACATATTAGGTGTGGATGAAAACGTGCCGTTGCCCCCTAACGCAACTGATGCACTACCCCCAATGTCTGCAAAAGAAGAGCTTGAGGTACGCGCCCGTACTATTAAGTTAATTGCTGATTTGCAGGGCAAGACAATAGAACCTGACGAGCAGGACAAAGAACAAGCTCGTGAACTAGCCAAGAAGATGATGTCTGATCCTGTGGCTAACATCGACTTTGCCAATTACCGTAACGAGACGCTTGCTTATCTAGCAGGTATGGTGTCTCAGTATGATCAGATGCTGGTCAAAGACCTAGCAGACTACAAGCTTTACGTGGTTAATAAGCTGGTAGAACAAAGCGCGAACCCAGACCCTAAGTATGCTCTCCCCGCTATTAAAGCTCTGGGTGAAGTAGATGGTGTGGATGCGTTTAAGAAGAGATCTGAAGTAACGGTGCAGGTCAAATCTCTAGATCAAGTAGAGAAAGACCTGTTGGCTAAGCTGGAAAAACTTGAGCGATTGACCAATAGAAGCCAAGCTCAAGACATTGTCGATGTAGAAACCACAGATGCTGACCCCAGAGAAGATACAGAAGCTTAAAAGTCTCGTTCCATTGATGTCTCCCGACGAGAAACGGGAGTTTTTGGCTGATTTAGAGGTCTGGGAGAGGAACCAAATTCAGAATTTGGGCCAGGAAGACATCCTTTCTTTTGCAGAACACGTCTATCCTGGCTACAAAATAGGCCCACACCACCGCAGACTGGCAAAAATCTTTGAAGATATCGCCAATGGCAAGAAAAAACGGGTCGTAGTCAACATTGCTCCCCGTCACGGCAAGTCAGAACTCATCTCTTACCTCGCGCCAGCGTGGTTTTTGGGCAAATACCCGCATAAAAAGGTGATTATGGCCTCACACACCGCAGATTTAGCGGTGAACTTCGGTAGAAGGGTGCGAAATCTTGTCAATATGGACTCGTATAGGGACATTTTTCCCCAAATTGAGCTTCAGCAGGACTCTAAGTCAGCGTCTCGCTGGGGTACGAACTTCAATGGAGAGTATTTCGCAATTGGGGTTGGTGGTGCTCTTGCTGGTCGGGGTGCTGATTTGTTCATTATTGATGACCCGCACTCTGAACAAGAGGCTAAACAAGGAAGACCTGATGTTTTTCTGCCTGCTTGGGAGTGGTTTCAGTCTGGCCCTATTCAGCGTCTTATGCCTGGCGGTGCTATCGTTGTTGTCATGACCCGGTGGAGTAAATTAGACCTAACCGGACAGATTGTTAACCACATGACCCAGAATGAAGACGCAGATCAGTGGGAAGTGGTCGAATTTCCAGCGATTCTGCCTTCTGGCAAACCATTATGGCCTGATTTTTGGTCGTATGAAGAGCTAGAGTCTAAGCGGGTTGGCATGGACCCAAGATACTGGCAAGCCCAGTATATGCAGGACCCCACGGCTGAAGAAGGGGCGCTAATAAAGAGGGAGTGGTGGCAGATTTGGGATAAAGAAGATCCACCACATTGCGAATACGTGATTATGTCTTTAGACGCCGCACAAGAAACCAATACTCGTGCTGATTACAACGCGCTAACTACATGGGGTGTATTTTTTAATGAAGAAACTAATAACTACAACATTATCCTTCTTAACTCAATTAAGAAGAGGCTTGAGTTCCCTGAGCTTAAGAAGCTTGTCATTGAAGAATATAAGGAATGGGAGCCGGACTCGTTCATCGTCGAAAAGAAATCCAACGGTGCGGCCCTATATCAGGAGTTACGCCGCATGGGAGTCCCCGTGGGAGAGTTCACACCCAGCAAGGGCCAGGACAAGATTGCGCGAGTAAATGCAGTGTCAGATTTATTTTCCTCCGGTATAGTGTGGGCACCAGACAAGAGATGGGCTAAGGAGGTTATAGAGGAATGCAACGACTTCCCCAGTGGGTCAAACGATGACCTGGTTGACTCAACAACACAAGCCCTATTAAGGTTTAGACAAGGTGGGTTTATCAGACTGCCAAGCGATGAACCCGAAGAAGAAAGATATTTTAAGAGCCGCAGAGCGGTTGGATTCTATTAAGGATAAATCATGGCAATCGAGAAAGCCCTAAACCCGGCCCCTCTTGGGTTAACTGATGAAGTAGAACAAGAGCCGCCGATAGAGATTGAGATCGAAGATCCTGAGCGCGTAGAGATTGGGATCGGTGGGCTAGAGATTATTCTAGAGCCAGGTAAGGAGACAGATGATGACTTTGACGCTAACCTTGCCGAGTATATTGAGGCTGATGAGCTAACACAGCTTGCCTCTGACCTTATTGGTGACTTTGACGATGACATCTCCAGCCGCAAAGACTGGATGCAGACATACGTAGATGGCTTAGAACTTCTTGGACTAAAGATCGAAGAGCGCACAGAGCCTTGGCCCGGTGCGTGTGGTGTGTACCATCCACTACTTTCAGAGTCATTAGTGCGGTTCCAAGCCGAGACAATGATGGAGACGTTCCCCGCAGCTGGGCCTGTACGGACTCAGATCATCGGGCTTGAGACAGTAGAGAAAATAGAAGCAGCTCAGCGTGTCAAGGATCCTGAGCATGAGCGGATGCTCTGGGGTCTGGGGCTGTCGGGTAATGCGTTTAAGAAGGTCTACTTTGACCCTAACTTGGATCGACAGGCTTCGATCTATGTACCGGCAGAAGATGTCGTGGTGCCATACGGCGCTTCAAGTCTAGAGACAGCCGAGCGCGTCACGCATGTGATGCGTAAGACACCTAACGAGATGAGAAAGCTTCAAGTCGCCGGTTTTTATAGGGATGTAGAGCTTGGTGACCCTGTAGATACGTTTGACGATGTCGAGAAGAAAATTGCTGAGAAGATGGGATTTAAGGCATCTTCAGATGACCGATACAAGATCCTTGAGATGCACGTGGACCTCGACCTCCCTGGCTACGAGGACAAAGACAAGAAAGGTAAGCCGACAGGCATTGCACTACCTTACGTCGTTACTATCGACAAGCATACGCAAGAGATCCTAGCCATACGCCGTAATTGGCACCCAGAAGATGAGCTAAAGCAGAAGCGTCAGCACTTCGTACATTACCCGTACATACCTGGGTTTGGCTTCTATGCGTTTGGTCTAATCCACTTGATTGGCGCATTTGCCAAGTCTGGTACGTCGATACTGCGTCAGTTAGTAGATGCTGGCACGCTGTCTAACTTGCCCGGTGGCTTTAAAACCAAGGGTCTGCGAGTTAAGGGCGACGACACGCCGATTGCACCGGCAGAGTGGCGAGATGTGGACGTAGCCTCTGGCACCATAAAAGACAACATCATGGCACTGCCCTACAAAGAGCCGTCACAGGTGTTGGCTGGGTTGATGGATAAGATCATCGACGAGGGCCGTAGGTTTGCTAGTGCAGCCGACCTTAAAGTCTCAGATATGAGCGCTCAGTCTCCGGTAGGCACAACGCTTGCCATATTAGAGCGCACGCTGAAGGTTATGTCAGCAGTTCAGGCTCGCATCCACTACGCGATGAAGCAGGAGTTTAAGCTCCTTAAGAACATCATCCGTGACTACACGCCTGAAGAGTACGCCTACGAGCCGACCGATGCGCTACCACCTGCTAAGCGCTCTGACTACGACATGGTGGAGGTCATACCTGTCTCTGACCCCAACGCAGCAACAATGTCGCAAAAAGTCGTGCAGTATCAGGCGGTGTTGCAGTTAGCGCAGCAGGCACCGCAGTTGTATGACTTACCGTTGTTGCACCGCCAGATGCTAGAAGTATTGGGTATCAAGAATGCAGCTAAGCTCGTACCGACGGAAGATGACCAGAAGCCCACAGATCCTGTGTCTGAGAACATGGATATGTTTACGGGTAAACCCGTAAAAGCGTTTATCTATCAGGACCACGCAGCCCACATCACAGTCCACATGACGGCTCTGCAAGATCCGATAACGTCACAGATTTTGGGCCAGAACCCTCAAGCTCAGCAGGTAGGCGCGGCATTTATGGCGCACATCATGGAGCACTTTGCTTTCCAATACCGCAAGAATGTTGAAGAAAAGATTGGCGTTCCTTACCCAGGGCCGAACGAAGAGATGCCTGAAGACATGGAAGTTGAGATTTCTCGCCTTGCAGCCGCAGGCGCACAGAAGCTTTTACAGGCTAATCAGGCAATGATGGCGCAGCAGCAAGCCCAACAACAGGCGCAAGACCCGCTTGTACAAATGCAACAACAAGAGTTGCAGATTAAACAGGCAGAAGTTCAGCGCAAGGCACAGAAAGATCAGATGGACGCACAGCTTAAGGCCGCACAAATACAGACTGAGCAGATGCGGATTCAGACCCAGGCCGAGGTTGATGGCGCACGGTTAGGCGCACAGATCGCCAAAGATCAGACTCAACAGCAGTTCCAAGAAAGTGTTGAGGCAGTAAAGCAGGAAATAGAAGGAACACGCCTAGGCGTGCAGATGGCTCAACAGTTATCTCAGCAACAAAATCAGAAACCTGAACAAGGAGTGTAAATGAGCAAAGATGTATTGAAGTATTTGTCTGAACAACTCCAGAAGGAACGTCTTCGTATTATTGAAGATTTAGGAGATGGAAAGGCAAAAGATCTGGCGGAATACAAATACTCCGCTGGTGTAGTGCGTGGCCTATTAATGGCTAATAACTTAATTGCTGAAACAGCAGAAAGGTTGGAAACCTCAGATGAGTGAAATCTTAATCGGTTCTACAAGCGACCCGAACGAAGCAACAGTATTACCAGCAAGCGCAGAAGATAAGGCTAGGCAAGTACCAGACCCGTCTGGATACCGCATCCTGTGTGGGATTCCAGAGATTGAGGACAAGTTTGACAGTGGTCTAGTCAAGGCAGACATAACCATGCAGCATGAAGAATTGCTGACTACGGTTCTGTTTGTTATGAAAATGGGTCCAGATTGTTATAAAGACTTAGCTAGGTTTCCGTCAGGCCCATGGTGCAAAGAGGGTGATTTTGTATTAGTTCGTCCTCATGCTGGCACTCGTCTAAAGATTCACGGGCGCGAGTTTCGGATTATTAACGATGATTCTGTTGAGGGTGTAGTAGAAGATCCTCGCGGCATCAGTCGCAAATAAGGAGTAACAAATGGCAGATACTGAAAACATCAAAGAGCAGGAACCAGTAGCAGAAGAGAAGGATTTTGAGTTAGAGATTGAAGACGACACACCTGCAGAGGATCGTGGGCGTCAGCCGTTACCAAAAGAAGTGGTTGAAGAGCTAGAGCAAGATGAGCTAGAAGACTACTCTGACAAGGTAAAAACTCGTCTGAAGCAGATGAAAAAGGTCTGGCATGACGAGCGGCGGGAGAAAGAACGGGCACTGAGGGAGCAGCAAGAAGCCCTAGCTATGGCTCAAAAAGCCCTAGAAGAGAATAAAGCTCTCAGAAATAGGCTGAGTGAAGGGGAGAAATCCCTGGTAATGACGGCTACTAGCGCTGCAGAAATTGAGTTGGAGAGGGCTAAACGAGCCTATAAAGAGGCTTATGAGGCTGGAGATTCCGACAAGTTAGTAGATGCTCAGGCTAAGCTTAACTCTGTGAATTTTAAGCTGGAGAGTCTAAAAGGATACAGCGTTGGTACTGACGAATATTGGAATACGGTCGATAAGACCATGCGAAAACGCTTCTCTGATTACTTCGGGGAAGATGAAGAAGTAGAAACGTCTGACAGGGGCGGCAAGCCTGCTCAGCGCACTGAGATGAAACCGGCTAATGTTGTGGCTCCGGTATCAAGAAGCACTTCTGCCAAGAGGATAGTGCTAAAGCAATCGCAGTTAGCAATTGCGAAGAGGCTTGGGTTAACGCCTGAGCAGTATGCGAAAGAAATGATACGACTGGAGAAACAAAATGGCTGAAAATAGACTTGCACGCGAACTTGAGAGTAGAGAAAAATCTGAGAGACCTAAGCAGTGGCAGCGCCCAGAAACGCTACCGCAGCCCGTTAAACAATCTGGTTATGCGTATCGTTGGATTCGTGTAGCTACAGGTGGGCAGTTAGACGCTAAAAACGTCTCTGCTAAGTTTAGAGAAGGCTGGGAGCCAGTGCGTATTGAGGAGCAACCCCAGTTTAAGTTTCTCGTAGACTCTAACAGCAGGTTCAAAGACAACATCGAAGTCGCTGGGCTGTTACTCTGCAAAATGCCAGAAGAGTTCGTGGAACAACGTGCGGCGCATTTCGCCAAAGCGACCAAGGACAATATGGACGCTGTAGACAGCAGCTTTATGAAAGATAACGATCCGAGGATGCCGCTATTTAAAGAGCGTAGATCCACGACATCGTTTGGCAAAGGCATTTAACTTTTAACGAGGTCAACTATGGCTTATCCTACTGTTAATGGCCCTTATGGGCTAATCCCGATCAACTTGATCGGCGGTCAGGTGTTTGCTGGTGCTACTCGTCAGATCCCCATCGCATCTAACTATGGCGTCGGAATTTTCTTCGGCGATGTAGTTAAGTTGTCTAGTGATGGCATTCTGGTGAAAGAGACCGGTACTACCACCGCTACTCCTGTTGGTGTTTTCCTTGGCTGCTCTTACACTGATCCGACTTACGGTAAGGTGTTTCGTCAGAATTACCCAATTAACACCGTGGCTTCTGACATTATGGCGTACGTTCAGGACGACCCTGACGCGCTGTTTAAAGTAGCTATTGTTTCTTCCGGTACGACTATCGGTACTGTTCAGCGTACGGCTGTTGGTAACAACGCCGAGTTGGTGCAGAACTCCGGTAACACGACTACTGGTAACTCCGCTGTAGCTATCGACAATATTGCTACTACGGCTACCCTCCCGATTCGTATTATTGATCTCGTTCCTGAGACTTCGTACGTGTCTGGTGGTAACGTCGTGTATCAAGAAGCTATTGTTAAGTGGAACGCTCCGTACGTAGTCTCTGCGTCTACAACTACTGAGCCGACCCCTGGTACTTTTGCTACTACGACTACCAGTACAGTGACCGGTGGACACCAATACCTCAACCCCGTTGGCGTCTAAGGAGAAACTTAAATGGCTATTTCACGCGCACAACTACTTAAAGAACTCCTTCCTGGTCTGAACGCTCTGTTCGGTATGGAATATGCACGCTACGGCGAAGAGCATAAGGAGATTTACGAGACCGAGACCTCCGAGCGTTCGTTTGAAGAGGAAACCAAACTGTCTGGCTTCTCCGCCGCACCGGTGAAGAACGAAGGCAGTGCGATTGCCTACGATAACGCGCAAGAGGCTTGGACGGCACGCTATACGCACGAGACTATTGCTCTTGGTTTTTCGCTGACGGAAGAGGCTATTGAGGACAACCTCTATGACTCCCTGTCTTCGCGTTACACCAAGTCTTTGGCTCGCGCTATGGCTTATACCAAGCAAGTTAAGGCTGCAGCCGTGCTAAACAACGGGTTTGACTCTGCCTATGCTGGTGGTGACGGTAAAGCCTTGTTTGCAACGGATCACCCCCTTGTCTCTGGTGGCGTCAACTCTAACGAGCCTGCTACTCCTGCTGATCTTAACGAGACTTCGCTTGAAGCCGCCGTTATTCAGATCGCTGCATGGACCGATGAGCGTGGTCTGCTGATTGCGGCTAAACCCCGCAAGCTGATTATTCCTCCGTCATTGCAGTTCGTTGCAACCCGCCTGCTTGAGACTGAAAAGCGTGTAGGTACGGCTGATAACGACATCAATGCGCTGCGTAATAACGGCTCGATTCCTGACGGGTATTCCGTTAATCACTGGCTGACGGACACCGACGCATGGTTCCTCTGCACAGACGTGCCTAACGGTATGAAGCACTTTGTTCGTACTCCGCTGTCTCAGTCCATGGACGGGGACTTCGATACAGGCAACGTACGTTACAAGGCTCGTGAGCGTTACTCATTTGGGTTCTCGGACCCCTTGGGTATGTTCGGCTCGCCCGGCGCTTAATCTGGGTAGAAAGGGGGTCTTGCACCCCCTTTCTTTTTGCTGTACTGTTGTTGCAGTCTAGGATTTTCACTCATATCGACTGGCCTAGCAGACTTAGTAGAGACGATATGAGGATGTGCTACTACACGCGAGGATAAAATGAGTGTACGTCCGTCTACCACCCAGTCCATTTGGCGCTCGGGTGCCGATTCCACACGGCAAGCTTACTGCGGTTCCATGGTTATGACCGCCCAGTTTTATATTGACGATGTTGGTCCTGCTACTACCACTAATGCCAAAATTTCTTCGGTTTCTGGTGCCCCTGACCTAATCCTGCCTGCTGGCGCTGTGGTTATGTCTGTGGTTGTCAGCGCTGTTAGCGGAGCTTCTGGTTCTTTTGACCTTGGTTGGGCTACTGTTTCTAACAGTGCGTCTGATACCGACGGTCTTGTCGATGGTTACACCAATGCTATTGGTACTGTGACTGTTGGCACGGCGACCACTGCTGGTAATGATCTTGGTTTGGTTATGGATGCAGACGAGAATGTCTACATCACTGTAACTGACGGATCTTCCGGTGCTGGTACGGCCTCTGGCTATATCATTTACTACGTCACTGATCCGCTGGTCGGTCAACAGTCCGTCTAATAGGAGGCTCAAATGCCTACTATGCAATATGACGTACTAGCGACTAAGCCGCTAGAGTCCACGGGTAACTTTCTGGACCAGAACAACAACGCCATTGACCGAGCGCGAATTAAGACTATTTACGCTATTAATGGTGGTAGTGCTGGTTCTGTTGTTATCCGTGAAGGTGGTGGTAGTGGCAAGATTTTAGCCACTATCAACACGGCGGCTAGTACTACGGCTGGTTATACGATCATCCCCATGCCAGGCGAAGGAATCCTTTGTCAGTCTGGCCTGCATGGGACTGTGACCAACACCACTTCTATGACATTGATCTATGGCTAAGACACCTGCTTGGCAGCGCAAAGAAGGCAAAAACCCCAAAGGTGGTCTCAACGCCAAGGGGCGTGCTTCCTATAACGCTGCCAATCCAGGTAAGCCGGGGTTAAAAGCCCCGCAGCCAGAAGGCGGTAAACGACGTGACTCGTTCTGCGCCAGGATGAAAGGCATGAAGAAGAAGCTTACCTCTGCTAAGACTGCCAATGATCCGAACAGCCGCATCAATAAATCTTTGCGCGCATGGAAATGTTAGATGGAAATGATGCTTTGGAATATCGCGCTGAGCGCGATAGTGGCGGTGATGGGAATGTTGCTTAAGGGCAAGTTCGATGAGCTTCAACGCATCAGCATTCTGCTTAACAGAACGCGTGAAGAAGTTGCGCGGGATCACATCACACGTGCAGAAGTAAGGGCAGACCTAGAGAAAATCCGTGAACATTTTGACAGCGGGTTTAAACGGTTAGAGGACAAAATTGACGCCTTAGGGCAGAGGAAAGTATGAAAAAGCGTAAATTTTCTGAAGGCGGATACGCAGACTCTGATGACGCCAAAAATCTTTTAGCCGCTGAAGAGCGCGAAAAGAAAGAGTATGAGCGTAGTCAGATGAGCGATGAGCCTGGTACTACTGAAAGTATCAAAGATTTTGTAGCCCGTACTAGTAAACCGGCTGAGAAAGCTACCCCTAAGGCCACTGCGCCTAAGGCTAAGCCTAAAGCAGCCGCACCTAAAGTAACTGATACAGGCGATGAAACATCACGTCTGGCTAAGCGTGGTACGGCTTCTAAAGCAGCTGATGCTACGCCTAAGCGTATGACCCCTGCAGAGAAGCTACGCAACTTACGGGCAAGCCTACCTGAACAGAAAAGGGCTGATATCAAACCTGATGCTGCCCCAGAAAAAGGGTCCCCTTTGGATAAGGCGCGTCGTCTTGTACGTGGTTTGAGAGTTCCAGAGCGTACTAGCTATAAGTCTGGTGGCATGGTCAAGTCTTCCGCTTCCAAGCGTGCCGATGGCTGTGCAACGAAGGGTAAAACGAAAGGGAAAATGGTATGAAAAAGATGACTGGCATGGGCGCTTCCAAGATGGGCGCTGTTAAGACTGCTGCTCCTAGCAAAGATGGCGTAGCTACCAAAGG